AACAGCTATATCATGTGTGCGATTGTCTGGAGCTGGTTGCGAAAATGTGGTGTTGATGCTAAGCTTGTTAACAATGGAGACGACTGTGTCGTAATCATGGAACAGGATAGTCTCACGACGTTTAGTGATGGGTTCACAGAGTTTGCTACTGAAGTAGGGTTTACAATGGTTGTGGAGGAACCAGTCACTGAGTTTGAGCAGATTGAGTTCTGTCAAACACATCCAGTGTTGGTCGCCGGTGAATGGCGAATGGTTCGTAACTACCAGTCAGCTCGTGAGAAGGATGCTATGTGTCTTTTTCCACTAGATGATCCAGGAGCGTTGCGTTCTTGGTTGTACGCCGTTGGTGAGTGTGGACTCGCATTGACAGCTGGGGTACCTGTTATGCAGGAGATGTACCTAGCTTTCATGCGATCGGGTAAGCCTAGTAAAATGGGTGAAGCTTTGTTCATGCAAGGGGGCACTCGTATGATGAGTGTGGGTATGGAAGCCAAGGCACAAGTGGTGCACGACGAGACTAGGGTCAGTTTCTTTTTGGCATTTGGCATAACCCCCGACGAACAGACCGCGATGGAAGAATATTATCGTGGATGGACTGTGTCGCCAACTGTAGAGCATGTGGGATGTATCGCGGAGATCGGTGGGGCACCGATGTAGCGGTTCGATAAAATAAGCCTTAACAATATCAATAAAAAGAACAAAATGGTGAAGAACCAAAAGAAAATGAAACTCATCGTTGGAAAGAAGAAGGGAACACAGAAGCAGGAGTTGACGCGATTAGGCGCAGCATTGCGTGCATTGGGAGGACTTGGCGGTGGTGCCGTCGGGTCCCTTATTGGCATGCCAGGTGGAGGGTCCAGTGCAGGCACCAGTCTTGGCGCAGCGTTAAGTCGCTGGCTAGGGAGTGGTGACTACTCAGTGAACAATAACACCGTGCTAAACCGAACTTTGCGAGGGTCGGACTCCATACCCGCTATGCACAAGGATGGACAAACTGTTGTCGTTAGACACAAGGAGTTTGTCACTGAAGTGCGTAGTTCAACCAGTTTCAAAGTGTTGAACTCATATGAACTGAACCCTGGACGACACGAGACGTTCCCCTGGCTGGCAGCAATTGCCGGCAACTTCCAGGAGTACAAGATTCGTGGTCTGGTGTGGCATTACGTACCAACTAGTGGTACTGCTGTCAGTGGTACAAACGCTGCATTGGGCAGTGTTATGTTGCAAACGTCTTACCGTGCTAATGACACCGCGCCGACGACCAAAGCGGAGTTTTTGAACGAGTATTGGAGTTCAGAGGCAGTGCCGAGTGATGCGTTCGCCCACCCCATCGAGTGTGATCCGAAGGAAAATCCTTTCAACATCCAGTATGTGCGATCGGATAAAGTTCCTGATGGTGATTCCATTCTGATGTACGACTTGGGCGTAACACATCTCGCTGTTTCTGGACAACAGGTAAATGACGTGGTGTTAGGAGATTTGTGGTGTACTTACGAGGTTGAGCTGAAGAAGCCAATCGTCGATAGTAACGTGACGAGTCCCGTTCGAGGTGCAGGATTGTACACTTACGGGACAATTGGTCCAACCACGCTTTTCACTGGAACACAAGTGCAATCGGGTACTCTGGATATCAAGGCTGCCGGTAACTTTATTACGTTTCCGCCGAAGTTGCGTGGCACCTACATAATCACCGTTCGAGTTCTTGGAACTCTTTCTGGTGTTCAGTGGAACGGTGCCCCTACCTACAACAACTGCTCGGGTACAGTATTGCCTGGTGGTTCGTCTATTTGGCCAACCGTCACCAGCACCTTTGCTGGGCCTCAGTTGATGTACACAACGGTTGTGCAAATCCTTGATTCTAGTAAAACTGCATCAGTTGCGTTACCCGCACCATCCGGTGGATCGTTCACAGAGTCGACTATGGTCATTACGCCATACCCCGCATTCTAACATGAGAGTACGAAACAATAGAAAAGTAGTAGAAGAAAATAAAAATAAAACATTCCATTGTGACCAGATGAGTGATCATATGCACTCGAGGATTAGGCCCCAAGGACAGAGATTGTACACAACACTGGACCAATGAATGTTCTGCATATAGTAAGTAGTATTTCCCAAACCTCTATCAGCGATCGGTACGTTGCTGAGAGTTGGCTGCACCTTAATGTAGCTAATAGGGTAGGATGGCACCGTGGTGGTGTCAGGGCTCCTGTAACCTAGACCAACAACAAC